GACATGGCTCACCTGCGCTGTGCGCCGGCCAGACGCCGGGCTTCGTTGTGCCAGAGCACGACCTCGGACCAGTCCATGTGCTCGAAGGCGGTGATGGGGGTGTTCAGCCAATGGGCGGTTTCGGCAATGACGGAGCGCCAGTCCCTTGCGCCTTGGCCTGGGGGAAAAAACCGGCGACCTCCTCCGAGAGCTTGGTGAAGTCCTCGGCATCGAGCTCCTCGATCACCTCGGGCGGCAATCCCGTCAGGGTGGCGGCCATGACAATGCCCTGATCAAGCTTGTCTTTGATGCCGTCCAGTGCGGCGTCCATCGCCTTGAGGTCCTTGACCTTGGGGCGGGTGATCGTCACCTCGGAGACCTCGCGGTCCTTGACGGTGATCGGAAAAAGCAGCTGCAATGTCTTGTGCCTTGGGTCGGTCATGGGTCACCTTGTGGTCTGGGTGTGCAGGTGTGGCGCAGTGCTGACACCACGCATCACATGTTGGTTACGGTTGTTGGGGTGCATCAGCGTGACCTCTGGGGTCATCGGGGCCATCACAATCCGCCGGGGATGCGCAGGATCGCGCGCTCATCCGCGTTTTGGGAGACGCCGTTGACGCGCCAATCCGATGTGAAGAAGTCCCAGTAATAGGTCTCCGTGCCTTCGAAGTGCAGCTCGTAGTGCAGGATCTCCGAGATCGTGTAGTCAAAGCCCTGCATCTCGCCGCGCTGGAACGCTTCGGGGCTGGCGGCACCGAGGCGGCCTTCAAGCACCGCCTTGGCCTCGATGGCGGCACCGCTGCGCTTGTTGCGGATCACGCCGTAGGCTGTGAACTTCTTGCGCGCGCTGGCGCCAAGGCCGAACTGGGCCAGCAGATCCGGGTCCCAGCCCGCGAGCTTGAAGCTGGCCTCGAGCTTCTGGATGCCGACCGCCACCTCGATCTGGACGCGGGAGCCGCCCGGCTGGTGGTCCTGATAGGCTTCCTGCAGGTTGGGCAGCTGCAACTCGGTCAGGGTGAGGTGCTTGGAGGCGGTGGGGTCGTCATCGCCGCAAAAGAGGTTTGCGGCCTCCATGAGGTATATCGTGCTCATCTGAGCCTGTCCTTTGTGTTGGGGGTGTGCCGGGTCAGCCGGAGATGGTGCCGACCTGTGCGAGCAGCTCGTCGAGCATGGCGTCGAGCGCCGGGCGATAGCGCGCCGACTGGATGCCGAGATAGCGCAGGACCGGGGCTTCCTCAGCCGCGAAGGTGACGGTGAAGCGGCCCTGACGCAGCTCTTCGGGGCTGTTCTGCGCCGGCAGGAACTTGACTTCGAAGCCGAGGATGTCGCCATCGGCCTTGAGGTTGCGCAGCGCCGTTTCCATCGTGTTCAGAACGGCCTGGATGGTCTGACCGGTGATGTTAAAGCGCCCGAGATAGAACCGCAGCGTGCGCAGCAGCATCAGGTGGATGTAATCGCGCCCGCGGGTGACGTTGTAGAACCGCCAGAGGTCATCCTCGCCGGCGTTGTCGGTGCCGACAAAGATGAAGCCGCCCTGACCGATGGCGCTCTCGACGCCCATCTCGCCGCGCAGCAGGATGCCGATATTGGCGGCGAGCAGGCTCTGGCCCTCGGTGGCGCCATCGGTGAGCGAGAAGGCAATCGGGCGCGAGGGTCCGACGATGCCCTGCACCGGCTGGTTGGCCCAGCTGTGGAAGGGGCGGCCCTGGAAGGCATGATCCCGCCGTACGCCCACACCAATGACCGCCGGGGAGAGTGGCTGGACCACGGTCACGCCGCCGTCCAGCACGCGCACCGCAGGGTCCACCGGGATCAGGCGATAATGTGAGATCGTCTCGCGCCAGTCGAGCGCATCCTGCAGAGTGGTGGCGGGGCCATCGACCACTGCATGCGCCAGCAGCTTTTCGCAGATCGGGGGCAGCGCTGCGCAGACGGGGTTTGCATCACCCCCCGTGCGCTGGCTGGTAAAGCCCGGGGCACAGATCAGGCGGGGCGTGACGCCCAGCTCAGCAGGTGCGTTCAGGAACGCGCTGAGGCCCGTGGTGACACCGTCACCGACGATATTGGCGAGGGTTTCGTCGATGGCGCTCGCTCCCTCGCCGTCGGCGACACGCACCACGACGATCTTTGCGGCCGCCTGAAAGGCCCCAAGCTGGGCGTTCACAAGCATAATCGCATCGCGCAGGGTGCCGGCCGCGCCGAGGGCGGTGAGCTTGGTGGCGTCGTCAGAATAGAGGAACACCGGAGTGTTCAGCGGGAACGCTGAGGCCTCCGCGTCCGCCGCGGTGCCGATGATGCCGACGACGGACATGTCGCTGGCCACAGGCGGCCGAGGCTCATTGTCGATCCGCTGGATCGACAGGCCAAAGGTAGGGTCAGACATGGGGGATGTCCTTTGCATGTATGGCACCCGACGGGCGCTATGGAGGGTTGGAATTGGGCTTGCACACAGGTGCGGACGCATCTGCGTGTCGAAGAACCGACACATTGTCGAAAAACCGACACTCAGAGATTTGGAGCTGGATCAGCCGTTGCGAATGGCGGCACCGCGCTCTGCAGTGACGAAGCCATTGGCCTCGAGATAGGCGAGCCCGTCGGAGGATGTCCTTTGCATGGATGGCACCCGACAGGCGCCATGGAAGGTTGGAATGGGGTTTGCAGATAGGCTTGGCTGCTTCTGCGTGTCGAAGAACCGACACTCAGTCGAAAAACCGACACTCAGACGTTTGGAGCTGGATCAGACGCTGCGAATGGCGGCACCGCGCTCTGCGGTGACAAAGCCATTGGCTTCGAGATAGGCAAGCCCTTCGGTGACATCCGCGCTGGTCAGGTCTACGTCCTCCGCGAGGGTCAGCATCAGCAGGAAGTCGGCGACCACCGGGTCTGCGGTCTCGGCGGCGCGCAGCGCGATGCGCTCGGCTCGGGTGAAGCGGCGCAGGAAGTCGAGGCGCGAGACCACCGTGACGGGCTCGGATGGCGGGGGTGCTGCGGCTGCAACAGGGGCTGCGGGCTCGAACTTGCGACCCGTTTTGACAAAGCCCGGTGCAACCGCGTCCGGCACCTGGACATACTCTCCGTGCAGTGCGGGGTGGATGCGGCCCTCAAGGGTGTCCAGCACCTCGATGACGGTGTCGTTCACGACTTTTGCAAACTTGCTCATGAAGGTCCCCTTTACAGGATCAGCGCGTATTGAAGGATGATCAGCCCGTCGCCGCCAAAGCCGTGGCCGGTCCCGGTGCCAAACTGATAGCCGGACCCGCCACCGCCGCCTGCGTTGCCGCCGTGGCCGCCTGCGGAATACTGGCCAGCGCCGCCGCCACCGCCGAGGATGCCGCCGTTTCCAGCGACCATGTAGGCATGGCTTGCAGAAGAGCTGTAGGACATCGCGCTGCCGCCCCCGGCACCGGGTCCGCCATTCCCGGCGTTGGTGCCCGCCATTTCAGAGGATTGCTTCGTTGCGGCATTGCCGCCGCCACCTCCGCCGCCGAGCAGGATCAGGTTGGGATCAAAGATGGCAAAGCCGCCGCCGCTTTCGGCTGCAGACACATCGATGGAATTGTTGGAATAACTGTTGGCGCCTGCGCCGCGTCCGCCACTGCCGAGCAAGCCTGCGCCGCCTTGGCCGCCATAGGAGTAATAGGTGCTGCTCTGAGCGGCGCTCATGCCCAGCCCTGCCGTTCCAGCTCCACCGGCGCTGATGTTCGACGTGTAAGGACGTGTGCCGGGGAATGAGATGGAGGCACCGCTGCCGCCGGTATAGGTTGTGCCAGCCCCGCCCGGGTGGCCGTTCCTGTCACCATCAGGATGTGGGGCCGCGCCACCACCGCCTCCAGCACCGCTCGACGAGCTGTAAGACCCCGTTCCTCCATTGCCGCCACGCCGGTTGATGTCACCACCAACACCGTTGCCCCCGGAGCCACTGCTGCGAGAACCGCTATTGCCGCCCGTTGCGGAGAGCAACGCTCCGAAGGACGAGGTGCCGCCGACGCCGTTATATCCTTGGGACCCAGCCCCAACCGTCACGGTGATGGTCCCCCCGATGGTCAGCTCGGCTACGGGAACTTCCGACAGTGCAAGGCCACCGCCGCCACCGCCATATCCGTTGCCGGTCCCGCCGCTATTGACACCGCATGCACCCCCGGCCCCCCAGACGCGCACAATCAGCGGCACCTCGGGGTCGATGGTCTCGGGGATTTTCCAGCCGTAGCTTCCGGCTGCGTTGAAGATCTTGATCTGGTTGCGGGGGCCACCGCCACCGCCCGCCGTCATGTTCGCCGGGTTAAAGACCGTGCGCATTTTTGCGTCCTTTCATGTTCAGGTTAGATCAGCGCCGAGACGCCCCAGGCGGTCAGGGCGACCGTGTCGGTGTCGGCCTGCGCGTAGAGCCGGTCGCCGGGGCCGAGGATCAGCGCGGTGCGGTAGAGGATGCCGCCCGGGTTCAGCGCGACGGCGTGCTCGAAAGTGTGTTTGGGCTCGAGCACGATATCGATCCCAGTCTCGCCGGTGGCTGTGCCTGAGCTGAACGACACCGTTGGGGGTTCCGAAAAGCCGGTGCCCTGGTTGGTCAGCGTCAGGCTCAGCACGGCAAAGGTCAGCACGAAGGTTGCGCCAGTGCCTGACCCGCCCGTCACCGGTGCAGGGCTGTCGGGGAGAACTCCGTAATCGCCCCCGGAGGTCAGGTCGGCCGCTTGGATGGCGCCCGCGCCGTCCACGTCGGTGACGATGATCACCGCCGCTGTCTGATCCTGCACCGCGACCGAAAGCGCGTCACCGACACTGTACCCGGTGCCAGCGTCCACCAGCGTCATGCTGTCTGCCGTCATGCGGGCTGTGGCCGTGGACCCGGTGCCGCCGCCACCCTCGAGTGTCACGTCCGGGATGGCGACATAGCTGGCACCGCCGTTTGTCACCGCAAGCCCGGTCACGCGCACCGCCTCACGCGAGGCTGCATAAAGCGTCACGGTGGCGATGTCGGAGCCGGTGTTCACGGCGTTGATGTTGAAGGTGGTCCGCCGCCCGGTGGGGATGGTCAGGACTTCCACCGCCGTGTCCGCGGCACTCATCTGGTTTGCAAGGATGCTCATGGGCCTGGTCCTCAGAGTTGATTGAAGAAGAAAGAGGTGGCGGTCAGGCCGGAGGCGGTCGCCACGGCTGCCAGCGCCGTCTCTGTGACCTCGGCCACAGCGCCCTCGGTGGTTGCTGCCACCGCCGCCAGCACCGCGTCCCGCTCGGTCGCGATGGCCACAAGTGCCGCGCCCTGCGCCTCCGCGATCGGTGGCAAGGCTGCCGTGCCCGCCGCGTTGATGCCACTGATGTGATTTACCAGTGCCGCATCCGCCGCTGCCAGCGCATCCGCAATGGCCTGCAAGGCGTTGTCCCGAGACGCGGCCGCCTCGGTATAGATTGCAGCGCGCTGTTCCTCGCCGAGCATTTCGACCTCGATGGCGGTGGTCTTGCCCGCGATGCGTTCAAGGGCTGTGCCCAGCATCGCGAGGTCTTCGGCCGTGGCCGTCTCCGAGGACGCCAGCGCCTCGATCTTGGTCTTGAGGGCGCTCAGCGCGCCCCGCAGCAGGATATCCGTCATGGGGTCCTCTTGAGTGTCGTATCAAATGTCCGATGTTGCGCTTGGGCGGTGCTGCGTGTCGTTCAAGGGGATGGCGGGGGACGCAGGTCTCCACGTCCACGCCGTCACAGTTTCAGTCCGATGAAGTCGTGCACCCAGCGCCGCCGGGTCTCGGCGATCTGAGCCGTGACGTCCGCGTCAGCGGCAACCAGCGTGGTGCGCAGCCGCTCGATATCCACCTGCATCGTGTTGTCAGCATGGGGGAGCGGGTAGCCTCGACCTAGGGTGCGCTCGTCCCGGTTCACGCCTTGTGTGGTTGCCGCATTGCTCATACGTCACCGCCTCACTTGAGAATGGCGCGCAGGGCGCTCGCGAACGGCCGCGCTGCGGGTGTGCCCGACAGCGCGATCTTGATGCGGGTCACGTTGGCGGCCCCCACACCGGCCAAACCGGACCCGACATAGTGCCGCTCCTCACCGCCGTTCTCGATCGGCTGCCCGCTCTCCAGCGTCAGCTGCGACCAGCCCACATCCGTCTCGGCGAATACGGCCACACCGGCCCCGGGCGGGATCAGCGTGTCGAGATAGACCGAGACATCAAACGTCGCCGCTGCCGGGATCGCCCGGCTGACATACTCCGCCTCGGAGGCCAGCGCGCCGTTCAGCACCTGCACGCCGGGGAAGAGAACCGGTGTGAACCGCTCAGAGCCCGAGAGCACCGCCTCCACGCTCAGCCTGTCCGAGACGCGCGCCGCCAGATTGAGCGCCGCCCCTTCCGTCATGCGGAACACCTGACCCCCGCTGTCGCGCAGCACGAAGGTCACATCGGTCTCGGACGACATGCGCTCTACCCCCGCCAGCGCGATGAAGTCGGTGCTCTCCGACACTGTGATCTCCCCAAGCGCCACCGTCCGCGTGGTTTGCGTAAACCTTGCCGCCAGCAGCCGGAACTTCAGGTCCCGCTCCTGATGCGGGGTCCAGGTCGAGGCGTTGGAGGAGGACAGCAGCACGCCGATCCGGTAGGGCTGCGCCGTCACCCATGTTTCCGTCTCGGCGTCATACTTGCCCAGCTCCGCCACCCGCAGGGCGTGGTCCGGATCATCGGTCAGAAACACCAGCGCGTATTCGCGCCCCGCCCGCAGCAAGGTCGGATCAAACGCCACCCTGGTCGGCCCACCCAGCGTCACCGTCGCCATGTCGACCTCGCTCGAGGTCACAACAGTGTCGTTCGGAAACCCGACCGTGGTTTCGCGGATTTGCACGATCGTGGGCGCATCTGCGCGGCCGATCGCGTCGAACCAAATGTCCAGCCCTGCGACCACGGTATCGGTGTCAAGCACAATGGTCTGCGCCAGCGGGTCCCAAGCTCGGGGCGGGC